GGTCGCGTGAGTCAGTTCCAAATTGACGCACAACCCGGCGCTGAAGCTAAGTGCATCTTCACCATCCACCCCCGTGGCAACCAATACGGTTGGTCTAACAACGCTTGAGGTAAATCATGGCACTGCCCAACAAAGTTCTTCCCGGCTTTAGTGCATCGTTGTGGTATCAAACGGGTGCCACTCCCACGCCTTTGTCCACGGCCAACCTGTCGGTTTGGACTGCTCAGGTCGCCACCATCGTCGGCACGGCTGCGGGCGGCACGGGGGCTGCGGGCGCTGCACTGAATGTGGAGGCCGTCCCCGCGTTCGGTCAAGACGATGCGATGGCAAACTTCTCGGTGGCCGGTTCGCGTCAGTCGGACAAAATCCCGACGCAATCTGCACCCACCTCGATGACCATCACGGCGGCTTGGAATCCTTCAGACACCGGCCTGCTTCAGATTCGCTCGGACGCCTACAGCGGCACCGTGGATCGCACTTTCGTGGTGGCCGCGTATGACGGCACCAACACGGTCGCCTACGCCTTCAATGGCCGCGTGTCGCAATTCCAAATCGACGCGCAGCCGAATGCGGAAGCCAAGTGCGTGTTTACGATTCACCCGCGTGGCAATCAGTACGGATGGAGTAACAACTAATGCTTTCTGATGTCGTTGAGGAAATCGGCTCAAGCTACGGCGACATTCGGGCCTTGGCTCGGTCTGCTGCGGTTTCTCCCAAGGAAGTCGCAGCGGCCCTAGCCAAAGCCAAGCCCGGAACCGTTGACCATGTGGTTTTATCTTTGTTGGCTGAATATCATCCCGTGGTGGATAGTAAGCCTGCACCACAAGAGTAAACATGACCACGACAATACAAAACACGAATGACCTTCTTTCCTTTCTTGTGACGCAAGCCGAGTCCCGCAAAGACTGGTTCGGTTTCACACAACAAAGGATGACGGCGATTTCGTTAGCGCACGAGATTGCTGCGCGTCATGCCGACACGATGACTCCTGAAGAAGTCGTCGAGTACGCCATCGCAATCAACACGCAAATCTTCCACAAGATCATTAAGCCACAGTAGGTCATCATGGCAGGCTTCACATTCAAGTTTGAAGGTCTGTCGGATGTCTTGCAAGTGTTCGATGAACTTGCCCGAGAGATTGGGGATAAGGAAGCAAAAAGCAAAATCCTAGTTCCGGCAACTAGGAAAGCTATGCAACCCGTGTTGCGTGCGGCGCAACAAAATGCCCCGGTAGACACTGGTGGCCTTCGCTTGTCTTTGCAAGTCGAGGCGCGACGCCCGAACCGAAGGGATCGTCGCTCTAAGTACATAAGCAACACCGATACAGTAATTGCCGCCGTAACGACCGCATCAGGTCGCAAGCTCAAAAAAATGAGCGAAGGCAAAGGGTTGGAGCAATCCCGCAGGCGGCTTGCCTCAATGGAGCAAGATGCTCACGTTGGAGCATACAGGGCGCATAATTTCATGGGCATTGATTCTGATGCTCGTGCGATTGCTCAAGAATTCGGCACCGCAAGAATGAAGAACAAAGATGGCAACCCATTCTTGCGGCCTGCGTTAGAAAGCAATGCAATGGCAGTAGCCAATGACTTGGGGAAAGCATTGGCAACACAGATCACTAAATACAAGTCAAGGAAATTTAAGAAATGAGCAAGATTGCAGCGGCTCTCGGTGAGTCATACCAAGCCAAGCGGGAAGAACTCCGCATTCGCAAGTTTGAACTTGGAGGCCACACCTTCAAGGTCAGGGTTCCTATCGTCGCTGAGACTGATGCCATCTTCAAGCGCATCAACGAACCCGATGAGTCATTGGTGCAGGCCAATTACGAGAAGTTGGCCGCGCCCGTTCTTGAGTTTAAGGATGCAGCCAAAGAGGGCGGTTTTGAATTCCTAGACGATGACATCATTGTCAATGGCAATTCGCTCAAGCAAACAGCCAAGACTCGCGTGATGACCGAAACGCGCATCACCGAATACATCAAGTTGTTGGTGCCGGTCGAGGGGTCTTTAGAAGACCTGACGTACCAAGACATTGAAGAAGAATTCCCACTTTCCACGCAGCTTGCCTTGGTCGAGAAGATTGCCGAAGTCATCTCTCCGACCTACCGGGAATCGCGGGGAAACTGATTGGCTCGTTGAAGAAGCAAGTAGAGGCTGCAATGATCTTCAACGGGCACACACAAGATTCAATCGCGGCCTTGGATGTTGAAACCATGAAGGACATACAAACGATGTATGCAGACGGCATGGTGGGAAACCACAACATCATTCACTTGCTCGGCTCTCTTGCTACGGGCATCTTCAACTATCTTCGCTCCGATAGTGCCGCGCCGTTCTCATTGGCAAAAATCCTTGGCCCTGCCAACGATTACATCTATCCTCCAATGTCAGAAGAACAGAAGAAGGCTCAAGCTAACGAGCAGCTTCTAGCTTTTATGACGATGGCACCGGGCTTCAACAAAGAGAGGTTCAGCCGTGGCTAACATGATTGCGCGTCTAGGCGTACTGCTTGGACTAGACACCGCAGAATTCAACAAGGGACTCGCTGACGCCGAGAAGAAGCTAGACGCATTTGTTAGTCAAGCTCAACGCGGCGCGGCGCTTGCCGGTACTGCATTTGTTGGCCTGACTGCAAAGGCGATGCAATACGCAGACGAAATCGCTGACGTTGCCAAAGCTAACGACATTGCGATTGATACCGTCATCAAGCTACAGAATGCCCTAGCCAACAGCGGAGGAAGCGCAGAGAACGCAGGCAAGTTGCTTTCCTCATTCAGCAACTATGTTGACAAAGCGGCAGAGGGTTCGTTTGAGGCGCAAAAGCTGTTCTCAAAGTTGGGCGTCAGCTTCCAAGACCTCGGCAGGCTTTCAACCGAAGAACTGTTCAACAAGACAGTTAAGGGTATTGCTGCGATTGAAGACCCGATTACCCGCGCCGCAAAGGGCATGGAGGTATTTGGCAAGGCCGCGAAGGGAGTCGATTTTGTTGGCATGGCAGAGGGCATTGATCAGGCGAGTGCGCTTGCGGAGGATCAAGCAGAAGCGATTGAAAAGTTGGCCGACCTTTACGACAAGTTGGCGCAGGCGGGTCGCAATTTCTTGCTGATGTTCATCAAGGAATTTGGCCCGATGATCAGTGATGCGGCTGAATACTTCAGCAAGCTGCAATCGACTAGCGATATGCTGATCTCGATCTTCAAGACGGTTGGACAAACCATCCTTGTCGTCGGCGCAAATGTGGCGTACGTCTTTACGCAGATTTATAAGGACGTAGAAACGATCTTCAAACAGGTTGCCGCACTTGCTCGTGGCGACTTGGACGAATTCAGTCGGCTGCACAAAGAAGCAGTTGAACGCGCCAAGAAAGACAGACAAGAACTTGACTTGTTTGAGCAAAGGGTAATGGGTGGCGGCACAAGTGACAAACCCGAGGCGGGCGGTAGACGCTCAACACCGGGGCGTGCAACCACGGAAGGCCGCGACAAAGAAGCAGAGAAAGCCGAAAAGGAACGGCTTAAAGAACTGCAAGAGCAAATGAGAATCAATGCGAGGCTTCATGCATTGCAGCTTCAAGAGATTGATTTTGTTGGCAAGGAAGAACTTGCCTACGGTCGCTTGGTCGGCAGGATCGTGGACTATCAAAACGCACAAGAGCGCAGGCTTGAAGTTGACCAAAGGCTAGTTGACTTGGAGGCGCGTAGGCTGACGATGTTCGACTATGAATATCAATTTGAAGCCAAGCGCATTCAACTCATGCATGAACACGCAGAAGCGCAGCGCGAGATTGAACACGCGGGTTTGCTGCCCGAAGAAAGGGCAAGACGATTGGCGCGTGAGAATGAACTGTACGAAAAGCGGCTTTCTATCCTTCGGCAGACACGCGATATTGAGGCAAGGAAGCGAGAGGGCGACCTTGAGGAAGGCTTCATGCGTGGCTTTGGTAAGTTCATTCGAGAACTTCCAACAGAGGTAGAGCGTGGCGCAATGATGTTTGATTCGCTCATGGGCAACATGAGTAGCGCACTTGAAAGGTTTGTCAGAACGGGCAAAAGCTCTTTCAAAGACCTCGCCAAAAGCATCATTCAAGACTTGCTGCTGATTCAACTGCGGGCGCAGATGAGCGGCATCTTCAGAATGATTGGCATGGCGGTGGGCTTCCCCGGCGCTAACCCTCTTGGGGCAAGCGGTTATTCGGACATGACGACCTTCACCGCATTGATGAACGCAGGCGGTTTGGCAAATGGCGGCACGGCACAAGCAGGCGATATGCACTTGGTCGGTGAGCGCGGGCCTGAGTTGTTCGTGCCTCGCGTTACCGGCACCGTCATTCCGCACGAAAAGCTAGGTGGTTTGAGTGGCGGCACAACCGTCAACAACTACATTAACGCCATTGATGTGAAGTCGTTTGAGCAAAGGTTACTTGGTAGTTCTAAAGCAATTTGGGCGGCGAATCAGTACGCGCAAAAAGGCTTGGCTGTCACTCCGGGGAGAATGTAAGTGTCCTTCCAAACTATCGTTGACATTCAGCAGTCGATGACTGTGAACAACCGGCGTACGGTCGGTCAGCAAGTCACGCGGGGTGGGCAGATCAGAACGGCGCAGTACCTTACTTCCGTTCCTTGGGTCTTCACCATCGTCCCGCACAACTACCTGTACTACCCACAGGTGCGGGATGTGATTCAGACCATCGACAACCTCGACCGGCAGACGGCGGCAAACATCACGTTTAGCGGCACCACGCTTTCTTGGTTCACCGAGTACAAGGGTGGACTCAGCGCGGGGCAGGCTGCGGCTCTGACACTTGCTTCGGTTCCCCCGGCAAACTCGCAGACCATCAGCGTAGGCAATCTGCCTGCGGTCGGCGCGGGCACGGTTGTGTTTGCGGCAGGCGACTTTCTGCAACTCGGCAGCTACGTCTACAAGGTCACGCAACAGGTCTTACGCGGTGGTGGCTCAACCGTTAACGTCAACTTGCACCGCCCCGTCATTGGCACGCCTAGCACGGGCACGCTCACGGCGGTCGGGTCTGCGGTCTACTTCCCGGTCTATGCGGAAGTCTGCCCAACCTATTCGCTCACGCCAATGACCAATGGCGCGTTTGTGACTTGGGATCAGCCCTTCGTGTTCCGGGAGAACGTCGCGCCATGAGTACCACGATGAACGCGCTGAACAGCGCAAACATCCGACACGCTGAGTTTGTCAGGATGGTGGTTGGCAAGACCTCGCCAACGACCTACACATTCTGCAACGCGGCTGCACCCGTCACCGTCAGCGGGA